TAGCTTTAACAGCCCATTCAACAGCATCTATTCCCATATCAATTCTTCCGCCGTTTTTAAATATGTTCCAGCCTGTTCCGTCTGCCCTTCGCTTTGCGTCAATTGCGACAACGACGCACTGGCTGCCAAATTTATCAGCCGCCTCGCTTATAAGGTTTGGATTCATAATAGCGGCGCTGTTAACAGCAACCTTGTCCGCACCTTCTCTTAATATCGCCTTAAAATCATCTACAGTCCTAATTCCACCGCCAACTGTAAATGGAATAAATACCTTCTCCGCAACACGTCTAACCATATCAATTTTCGTGGCACGGTTATCGCTTGAAGCCGTGATATCAAGAAAAACTACCTCATCAGCTCCAGCCCGGTCATAAGCTGCCGCTATTTCAACAGGATTTCCTGCATCTATAAGATTAACAAAATTTACACCCTTAACAACACGTCCGTTATTTACGTCAAGGCAGGGGATAATTCTTTTTGTATGCATTGGCTTGTCCTCCGATTATAATTCAATAAAGTTTTTAAGTATCTGCAATCCCACATCAGAGCTTTTCTCAGGGTGGAATTGGCAGGCAAAAACATTGTCCTTTTCAACTGATGCATGGATAAGGGTTGCATAATCAGTTGTCGCTGTTACAATTTCGGGTTCCTCTGCCCTTAAATAATACGAATGGACAAAATAAACATATACATCCTCATTTATTCCTTTGAATAATCGTCCTTTATTTGGAAATTTGAGGGAATTCCAACCAATCTGTGGAACCTTTAAGCCTTTATTATCAGGGATTTTTACGATTTTTCCCTTTAAAATTCCAAGTCCTCTAACTCCGGGTGTCTCCTCGCTCGACTCAAATAAAAGCTGTAAGCCCAAACATATCCCCAAAAAGGGAGTTTTTTTATTAACCACCTCATTTATAACCTCAATAAGTCCATAGCTTTTGAGCTTTTCCATTGCGTCGCCAAATGCTCCTACTCCCGGAAGAATTACCTTGTCAGCATTTAAAATTGTATCTCTATCCCTTGTAATAACCGCCGTCTCCCCAAGAGAAATAATTGCTTTTTCCACGCTCTTTATATTACCAGCGTCATAGTCAATAATCGCTATCATTATTTTTAAACCTCCGTATGTGGGCGCTTTTCTTTGAAATATCAATACTTTCCACAAGTTTGAAGCGTCCATATCGTTCTTTTTCGTTCTGTCATATTCCATTTCATTCAGCAGAATAATTCGTAAATAATTCGTACGAAGAAATTTTTACGAATTAGACATCTTGCCAGCAATTGCATTGATTTCAGCCAGTTGATTCTCTGTTGGCTTTGGGTCAACATAGTTATTCATGGTCGTACTAATGTTACCATGCCCCAAAATAGTTTGCAAAGTTTTAGGCGGTAATCCCTGCATGTTGGTTGCAAAAGTATGCCTGCAAATGTGCGGCTCAAATTTTCGAATTGGTTCGTTCGGATTCGCTTGATTGTATCGCTTGATACAATTTTGCAAATACTCTTCTACATGACTGCGAACGATTGTCTTTCTGCTTCTGGTAGCCAGAAAAACAAATCCTTCGTATGCATTGCCGCATTCGTCATAGCATACCGGCTCAATGTCCCCTTTCAAATATCTCTTTGAAAGAACTGCTTGAAAACATTTGTATACGCCGTCTGTCATTGGAATATACCTTATCCCGTTATCGTTTTTTGGTTTGAGAACTACATGCTGATGGTTGATACATTGCAGTTGTTTCTCTACACGGATAAGATGATTTTCCATATCAAGATTGTCAATGGTAAGACCACAAAACTCAGAAGCCCTCATTCCAGTCCAGAACAAAACATAAATCATTTCATAGCAATGAGCGCTATGGGTATCCTTGGAGCAGAAATTCAGAAACTTGTTCATCATATCAACTTGTATGGCTTCCATTGGCTTACTATCGCTTCGGTCTGTTGTTATACCTCGAAAAGGATTCTTTGCGACATAGTCATGATCTACGGCATACTCAAACGTCCGTTTTATCAAGCTTATTTGCGTCTGAATTGATGAACCACGATACTTTTTCTTCATATCAGATAGCCATGCTTCACAATGTATCGGTTTTATCTTCCCGATTTCCATGTGACCAAGTCGATACTGCTTTAAAGTATTAACCGTAACATTGTATCCGGTTTTGGTGTTATGACTCAATTCTTTTCGATTGTACAAATGCTCAAGATACTGATTAACTACCTGCAACAAGGTTAATTGTGCACCGTCAATATCAATGCCATTTTCAAGAAAACCGTTAATCTCGGCTTCTTTCTCTCGTAAGCTTAACCCAGACCTTTTTCCTTTCGGTACTTGGTCTGTTGCCTCCAATTGATAGGAACTTACCACTCGGTTTTTTCCGAATACATCTTTATACCGATACTCGTATCTTTTTGTCTTCGGATTATAGAATTCGTTTTCTCGCAGCGTTTTTCTTGCTGGTTTGTTTTTGTTATTTGCCTTTTTGTTCGCCATTTTCAGCCCTCCTTTAAAAATATAAAGAGTGCCTCGAATGCAATACATAGCTATAATATCACACCCAAGGCACTTTGTCGATATCATATCTGCTGTACATCGTTTATAAATCTCTCAAAGGATTTTCGTTTGATTTTGATCACTCTACCGATAGTGAGATGATATCGACACTCGTAATCCTCCCGAATAATCTCCCTCAAACGGTGCTGACCAATCCCAAACAACTCAGATGTTTCGGCGATTGAAAGCAAAAGTTTTTCATGCATACCTGTCACCTCCATTTTTTATCATTCTAATGAATACGGTGGTAACCTGTGTACGGAATATTCACTACTCATCTTCAGCCTTTTTGTACTGCGAAGTGCTAATTCCAAGAATTACTCCAAGGAATGTGTCGAGTGCAGTAATTGTACCGACAACCTGCTCGCCGTAAGGAAGCCCCCAAATTCCAGCCAGTACAAAATATAAAGTACCAGCTGCCGGAAGCAAATACATAGCAATCCACTTCAATGTATCATATGTTTTATTACTCATGGGCATCATTTTCACCTCCTTCCTTATTATATGTAGATGCGTGAATTGGGAGTTTATCTACCTCCTGCATAACACGTTTGGCAGAACCGTTCCCTCCCAATTTCTCATAAGGTTCAAATAAATAGGTCTTCAAATTTTCATACTCGTCATTGGTTATGTATCCACGTTCAATAAAAGTCATACCAAGGTACATGATGCGATCATGTGCCAACCCGACAAGCATTTCCGTCTTTGCATCCTTATTTTCATTCCTTTTTGTCAGATATGCCCACAGTCCAGAAGAAGCAAGAACTGAACTGATAACAGTTATGACTAATTGCATCCAAATTTCCATAACAGCGCCCCCTTTTTACACGGGATTGCCATTTTCATCGAGTCCAAGAGCCGTTAAGTCTTCCCTTACTGCATCCTTGAATTTGTTAGGTACCTGTTCAAAGGTTCTTCTTCCGTTGATAATGAGTGCTACATACAATGCTACCATGTTATTTCCTCCTGTTAAAAATTTGATTAAAATATAAAACATAGCTATTCCTCCGCAGGCAATGGATCGCCATTAGTGTCATAGCCGAGTTTCCGAAGTTTTACCTCAACCTCTTCCTTAAATTTATTTGGAACCTGGTCGAAAGTTTTTCTTTTTGCAATGATCAACTTGCAATAAATATCAGCCATCTCTATCCCTCCTTATAAAAGTTCAGAAATCGCATCATAGAGATCAGCAATCGCTTCCATGATAGCCATCTGATTATCGCCTCCGGCTGTCTGCTGAGCCAGAATTTCAACAATATTACTTGTGTTATCGGCTCCTTCGATAGCACTCTTTGCGGCAAGAGCATTTGCATATAGATTGAATTCCTCATTGGACATGTAAGCTTCCTCATATGTCCAATAGACAACTGAGTTGTTCTGATCGTCCGTTCGCATAATGCTCTGAATATTTCTTCTTAAATATACAGAATCGCCGGATAACTCAATGGTTAAAGGCTTTTCTGTACTTTCTGAATACTTATAGTTCGGTTCCATGTCGCCCTCCTTCAAATATAAAGACTCGCCAACTTATGATAAATGCGTACCGGATCGTCTACATCATGCTTGGAAATATACCGCTTCATTCTGCCGAAGCTGACAAATGGCTTAATCCAGTTTTCATACATATAATAGGTATCTGTGCAGTCAATCCAACCGAGATATGACATCATTTGGCGTATATCGTAAATAGTAGGATGTTCTTTCTTACTGATCCGCCTAGCTTTTCTTGTGGCTTTGAGCATGATTGTTCGTCTTAATGTTGTTCTGTCTCTGTAAAATCTAAAACCCATAAAATCCAAATCACGACCTTTTTTATGCCAGTCAAACAAAAATACCTGCCAATTTCCCTTTAACTCCAAATCGAGTTTTTCTTTAAGGAAATCGCAGATAGCCTGTCTGATTCTATGTAATGCCTTTTTGTTTCTTCCAAATATAACCATATCATCCATATAACGGATGTAATATTCTGCATGTAAAGTTTCTTTGATATAGTGGTCCAGCTCTTGCAAATACCAGTTAGAGAACCATTGTGAAGTATAGAATCCGAGCGGAATT